CGTACTGAACTGCACGTCGTAGACACCTTGGGTCAGGGCTGGGAAGATAGCACCACGCTCCTGGTTGAACATAGCGGCGACACCGTCCATGAGGAGCGATTGAACGCCCTGCTTGGAGAATCCCTCCTGCCAGTACTCGTAGATCATCTGCTCACGCCGGGTGTCTACCAGGGCTGCACCATGTACCTGCGCCTCACGGGTCGCCTCGGCGATCCTTCTTCGGGAATCTTGCTCCATCCCCACGAATGGGTTCTGTGCGGCCCTTGTGTGCTCTACCGCGTCCAGCAGTTCGGTCCGCTTCAATTCAAGGACGGAGTCTACGTGGTCCCCAGCGATCTTCTCGATACCCTCCCGCTCCTTCGCCAGCATACGAAGAGCCTCTTGGTATCCAGAGAGCTGGATCGACCACGCTTCCTCTTGTTGCTGGTTGTTCCATCCCTCTTCAGCGACAGCTGCTTTGCGCTCAGCCTCAGATACTCTCTGTGAAGTGGCCTCCACCTCCAACTGTGCAGTCTGTTGCTGCTCCAACAATCTCGCGATCTCAGCCCGGATTGGAGCAAGGCAACTCTCGGTATGTTCAAGCGTCACGAACTGCTGACACAAAGGGCATCGACCACTCTCCAGCGTTCGCTTCTGCTCCTCCAGAATGCTCAGCACACTGGTCAAGTTGTCGTTCGCCATGCCCACAGCACTTTTCTTGGACGATAGGTCCATCGTGACCGCTGTTAACTCCCGTCGAATGGTCTCGTAGATCAACCGAGAGGTCTTCACCTTGGGAATGCGCAGCTGCTTCTCTAGCTCCACACTCTCTGCCTTCGCCTTCTTCTCTCGGTCCTCCACACTGGTGAGGAGATGACTTCGCGCCTGCTCCATCAAGACCTGCTTCGATTGCTCCCGCGTCCGATCGAACTCGTGGAGCTTGGCCTCGTGCTCTTCGGTCTGCTTCTTCCGTGATGCCTCAAACTGCTCCACATCCTTCGTGATGGTCGGGAGGCGCAACCACTCCTTCTCGCTCTGCTCCTTGGCCGCATCATGCAACGCCCGCATCCGCGCTGCGACCACCTCCAATGAGGCTACGCGCTCCCGCGCTGTGGCCGAGGCGGCCTGATAGCCGGAGAGTCCCACGAGGTCGGCAAGCTTATCCTTGCGCTCGCCGTCGGAGGCTGAGGCGAAGAGAAGCATCCGCTCCTGAGAGAAGTATCCCAGGGCCTGAAACAGCGACGGGGTCAATCCCAACCGCGCTGATAGCTTCTCCGTCATCTCGTTGACCGAGGTGGCCTCCCAGTCTACGCCATCCTCTTGCACCTGCAGCGTAGATCTCTCACCACGAGTGCGGGCGAGCCGCAACGTGCTTGATCCACAGGTAATCTCCCCGTAGACCGAGCACTCCTTCTTCCCCCAACGGATCACCTCATCGCCTGTCAGTCCCTTGGTGGTGCGCCCGAAGATGAGCCAGAACAACGCCTCAAACAGCGTCGACTTCCCAGCACCGTTGCTCGGATAGATGCTGCCCCTTCCCAAGACAAGCCACACACCATCTCGGAACGCGAACAGCTCCTGCTCGTATGAGCAGAAGTTGGTGAGCGCCAACTTCGTTACCCGCGCTGACATCAGGCTCGGACTGGACTGTTCCTCCAAGAGGCTCAGACCCACCGGGATGGTGCTCGCTGGCTCAATCCCCTCCGGTGGTGGACTCGTCGCGAGCCATGCCTTCAGGATCTCTTCCGTCTGCGAGATGCCATGAAGGAGCGTCCGGTCCTCAACAGTCGTTGGGACAGGAGAGATCACGGCCACTCCCTCAGGGATCTCTGAGTCGGAGGTCACATTTCGCACGCGGTAGAAGTTCCCGTCGTTCTTCACCTCTCGTGTGGTGTCCACCGTACGAAACTCAGGCGATCCAGGCTCCACGAACTCGACGGATGGATCAAGATTCTGCACATCCGGTAGCGTGACGGTCCAGAAACCGTGGCGTCCATCATCCCCGAAGTTGTGGTGCTCCGGACTCCCCGGCACCAGAATCGCTTGGCCAAGAGGCGCTGGGATCTGTTGCGGGTGGTGGATGTCTCCCACGACCGAGAAGCGGTGCCGCCCAAGCAACTCCTTGGGGTCGATGCCGTCGGTGAACGTGTATCCATTGGGACCCACTGAACCACGCACAGTCCCGTGATAGACCCCGACATCAGCTGGTGGACCAAAGACAAAGTGCCGCGCATCAGGCTGAGCCCCAGCTCCTGAATAGAGAATCCCGTTAACCTCCACCGGGTCTGTTCCCAGCGACGGATCGAGCACTGTCAGATTGTCTACCGCCTGATCAAGTGCCGCCCAGACCGTCTGGTTGAGCAATACCCGGCCGCCGATGCCCCGCGCGTCATGATTGCCCCACACCGCCAGCTTGACCACCCCAGGAAAGAGGCGGAACGTGTTGATCAGCTCGGCCATCACCACGTTCATGCTGTATCCAGCCGTGTGTACGAGATCTCCTCCGAAAACCCACGGGACCTCCAGCGCCTGGGCCTTGGCCAAGGAACGTCGCAGTACGTCCAGCGTAAGACGCAGTCGACTGTTGAGGGCCCCATCCCCTTGTGAGAAAGCCGCCCAGGGATGCGCGTGCAGATCCGAGATGGCGACGAACGTGGGCTTTCTCATACCTTCTCCTGCCACTCGATCCATGCCTTCGCGCCACACTTGAGCGGCCGATCAGGACGGTAGACAAGCTTTGCCCCATCCGGGATGAGGACCTGATTGCAGTAGGTGATCTTGTCTCCACGCTGAACGCGGAAGATCCTGCGGCGTCTTCCATCCTTGTTGTTCTGGCGGATCTTCAGACCGTTGACTGATACGGAGATACCGACCGTCCGCTTCATCAAGAGTCAGGTGCGACGGGGAGAAAGACTGTCGCCTTGCGTCGTCGGGAAACCTCATTGAACTTCAGGCGGATGTACAGTCCTAGGTCGATGCCAAGGCTGGCAGCAAGGAGATCAGCATAGGTCACCACATCCGCCAGCTCCTTGCCCAACGCACGAAGGGCATCAGCCTGCGCGAAACGATCCGGATAGTCTCCGCGCAACATCTTCTTGGTGATGTTGCAGGCCTCACCACACTCTCCCGCCATCGCGTTGGACCATTCCGCTGGGCTCCACGCGTTCAACGGACGGAACGCTTCCTCACACCGCTGCACGTTGACAGCGCGCAGTTCCTTGAACTGAAGCGGATCAAGTCCCTGTGCACGATCGTCGAGCACGTCATGGATGTCACTCATTCTCAGCCTCCGTCTGTGGAGCTTCCACCTCAGCAGCCTTCTTCAACGATCCTTCCTCCAGCTGCTTGTCCACCACGTCGAGAAGGTCGGGGTAGCTCTCCAATAGGGCCGCGCCCACCTCGTCCTGTTCAAGGAAGTTGTCTTTCGACTTGTAGGTCTTCCCGATACGCTGTCCCTCAAGCTCCACGAACATCCCGTTCTCCTTCAGCACGCCGAGGGAGAGGAGGAGCGGCACCAGTCCAGAGGCTTGTGAGATCGGACGGTCGAAGGGAATCGCGAGCCGAACCTTCTTCCATGGTGCTACGATCCGATTCTTGTCGATGAACGCACTGCAGATGGTGCCGATGTAGTCCACCCCAGCCTTGATCTTGCTGGTAGCCCGTAGGTCGATCCGGATCGAGGACTGGAACTTGGGACCACCCCCACCCGGCGTCGTGCGCGTCTGGAACAGACTCCCGATGGCCGCGATCGTGTGGTTCGTGGAGATGTGTACGACAGGGAGCTTGTAGAACTCCGGGCCCATGATCCGAAAGAACGCCTTCAGCTCCGCTGCCTTGGTCATGTCTCGCTTGTCCAGCTGAGTCTCCAGCTCGTGCTTCGTGCTCAAGCCTGCAAGGGAATCACACCCCAGCAACGCCGGAGTCTTGAGACCAAGGCTCTGGTAGGCGTCGATGAAGGCGTGCGCGGTATCGAGGTGCTCCCCAACGGTCCGGCTGTTCGTATACCCGAGCCTCTTCACGTCCACACCCAACGCGGCGGTATGCTCAAGATTGTAGGCCCCCTCCGTATCGTCGAGAAGGGCTACCCCACCAGCCTTCTGCACCATCGCGATCGCGCGGGCCAAGAGAAAGCTCTTACCCGTGCTCGGATCTCCGAAGATCTCCACTGTGTGCCCGAGGGGGTATCCGCGGCCTAACCGTCCACTGATCGCCCAGTTCAGCGCGTAGTTTCCGGTATCGAGCCATCCCTTGACCTGCAACGCATCAGCACCGGAGCGGACCTCAAGCTTGGTCTTGCTGCTCAGCGCCCCGATCCAGTCAGCCTTGCTTGGTGCCTTACTGCCTTTCTTCATGGCTCTCTCCAGAATTCGTTGGTGGTCTCCGCGATCCGCTGCGTATAGTTTCGCACCTTCCGCGCCGCGTTGATCCGATGCGGAGCATTGATGCCACCCGACCGCTGCGCATACTCCTGAAGCTCCGTGCACAGCGCGTAGACTCGCTCGACCTCCACCCGCGGGACGATCATCCTCCCTGTGCCACGCAGGAAGAGGCGAGCGAGCCAGATGCGAAGCTTACGCATTAGACGATCCCCAAAAACTTCATCTTGCATTCCGACTGCACGGGGCACGGACGGCACTGATGCGTGTCGGGCCGGTAGTCTGAGAAGCACCGCGGTGCGTTGGCAGGGCGTTGACCCTCTGGGACCTTCTCCACATAGGCCGCGCCCGGATCATAGTGGACACCAGCTGGTTGTGTGGGTTGGATCTGCTGCACACCAGGGATCGGTGAGATCGGCACCACCAACGGAGCCGCATTCGGTATCACCAACGGCGCTGCGGTGGGCAACACCGGAGTTGGACCTGGTGCGGTAGTCATCGGTACCACCACCGGAGAGACCGGCATCGGAGTCGTCACAGCCGGTGGTACATTGAACGTTACCGGTGTGGCTCCCACCGGAGCGACTGGCGCGTTCCCGTATCCTGGGAAGCCCATCTGCCCAAGCAGGGTGATGATCTCCTCAGCGGTCTTCGCCTCCATCGCCGCTTCCTCGATCCCGTCGAGCACCTTATACCCTTCCGGATTGGCGGCGAAGACTCCCTCGACCGTGAGGGGTTGGCGTTCCGGACGCACCGAGTAGCTGTTGTGCCCGGTCTTGGACTGGTTGCCAGGAGTGAGTGCGACCACGAAGGCAACGCCGTTCTTGGGGTCGTAGACATACCCCCAGGATGGATCGGCTGCGATCTCCATGATCTTCGTCCAGCAGGTCCAGTTGGCCCCCCACCGCTGCACCCCCTTCGCTGGGTCGGTGAGGTCGATGATATTGAAGACGTAATGCACCGCTGGACGGACCTGCTTGGCCATGTCCTTGAGCCCTGGATCAGCAGAGTTGGAGAACGCCTTCCAGGCTGCGCACGCTGGGCACTTCTGTCCAAGGTCTTGCAGGCACCGCGTCGCCTCTCCCTGCCGTCCCTCGATGCGGAAGTAGTGGCCACGGAACTCCCAAGCCAGTCCCTCCACCCCGTCGAGGTTGGTCACGAACTCCGAGGCCGGTGGGAGCACGAAGATTCGGTTGTCGCCGTTCTTGGGTTTCCACCCAAACGTCCGCGAACCAGCCAGCTTGTTCTTCAGCTTCTCATGTGCGAGACCCATCTCTAAGTCCTTTCTTGAGTCGAGCTTTCGCTGTGCGTTGGCGCTTTCGCGCCACTTCTTCTTCCTCCGCGCAGTACGGACACCCGTGTTCACAATCTCCCTGCAGATGATGCATCAGTTCTTCTTCACCGGCTTCAGTCAGATCTTCCGCGTGCTCACCCACGGTAGGCTTCCTGCTCCTGCCGGCGCTTCGCGGAGATCTGGACGAGCATATCCTTTCTATCCTCCAGCGCCTTGCACATCGCCTTCAGTGCTCCACGCTTCCACAGACTCTCGACGAGCTTGTTGTTGGCAGCGGCCAACTCTAGGCTCACCTCCGCCTCCGCGTTCAGCACGTCCACCGTCTTGGGCTTCCCCGTGATCTTGTCTGGCACCTCACGGGCGAGGAGAAGGGCTGATGCTCTCGCCTTGGTGACCTCCCAGCGAAGCTGCTCCTCCTCGATCCGCGCTCGTTCGAACGCGGCATTGATCCAAGCCACCAACGATGCATGACGCTGGAGCGTGCGATCCAGATCCTCCATGTCGATCATGCACACGATCGCGGCCAGTGCCTCAGGAGACTGCTTGAGTCGGTCCCAGAACTCAGCGCTGCCGAGAGGCGGTAGAAGATCCTTGCTCATTCAGCGCTGCCGTCCTCACGAATGATGCCCACATGCACCAGCACCTCCAGCGCGCCTGCGGAGATGTCTGCGAGGGGGCCACGCTTGCACTTCTCGCACTCCGCGATCCGCGAGGACACCGACGTCAACGAGACCGGGAAGACCTCCAGCTGCGTGGAGTCCGCAAGAAGCTTCCGCCACTCCTCAGAGAATCCGAGCTGGTTGGTCATCTCCACCCCACCATCCGGCTTGATCTTCCCATACTTGCCGAGGAGGAGTTGACGCGCGTCATCGATCTCGTCGCGCTTGTCTCGCAACCGTCGGTTCGTCCGCCCCAGGTTCAGTGCGGTACCCGCATCCCCCCAGCCTTTGGTGACCAAGGCCTGGAGTGCGTCGAACGCCTCCCACACGTCCCGGTTCGTGATGTCGACGATCGTTCCTGTCTTCTGCTTCTTGCTCATAGATTCCCTTTGGTCAAGATGCAAGCCACGCCAGAAGAAGCATGACACCAGCCAATATCAGTTTGATCTTCTGGCCACGCACGAACTCGTCCTCGCTGCGATACATCGTCCCTCCTAGGTACCCGCCGGAGTGGCGGTGAACAGTGCGTAAGTCCTTGGGAACGCTTGATCGATGAGGTCAGCCACCGCACTGGCATACTCGCGAATCTCTTGTTGGGCCCCAGCAGCCTTGCGGAGTGTGAGGAAGGCCAACCAGTTGCGGAGGTTGGCCGAGGCGCGCATGCGACTGTACTGGGCTACCGGCACCACCAACCGCGCCAGCTCTCGCGCCACTCCCACCTCAAGTAGCTCCTCATAGGTCTCCCGTGCCTTGTTGTAGGCACTGCTAAGGACCCCCTGGATCGCTTCAGCATCCGATACTGTGAATCCCTCCGCGCTGCTCTGCTTGTTCTTCGTCGACTGCTTCCCAGTGATCAACCGTCGGATCGAAGGCAGGTAGCAGAGGTCCGGGAGTGGGGTGTAGCGCGCGCTCATCTCGTTGTAGCTCTGAGTCCGATGACGATGCCACTCACGGAAGACGAAGATTGGGGCCTGGACCTCGATGGTCATCCCCGCCATCTCGAACGGGGAGTGGTGTTTGTTCTCCCACAAGAACTTCAGAAACTTCTCATCGCCTGGCACCGTTCCAGTGCCCCCACACTTGGGACAGTCGATCGCGTGGCTCTTGGGAGTGGCCACACATCCACAGGGCAGTGGTCCCCATCCCACGAAGCCCTTGCCCGTGCTCATGCGCGCGGCCTCGACGATGCGCTCGTCCGAGCCCCACGTCTCTATCAGGGAGACGTAACCGTGATCCAGTAGCTTGTACGTTCTCGTCCTCATTTGACCTCCTTCAGGCTGCCCCAGCTCTCCCCGGTCGCGTGCTCGATCACCAACGGGACCACAAACCACTCCCGCACCCACTCGTAGGCTTGCTGCGTCGCCTTGTTGATCAGCTCGATCACGGGTGGGACCCATTCAGGCTTCGGGACCTCCGTCATGATCGAATCGTAGACCGAGTTGACACACTTCACCCCATGGAACCCGCCGTCGACGAAGAAGCGATTCGCCAAGACCGCGATATAGAAGCAGATGTTCGCCGCTGGACCCTGCGCCTCAGCGTTCAAGGCTGAGCGGAACGCATGATCACGCTTGCCCTGATCCGGGTGGTTCCAGTCCCGATAGAAGTAGGTATGCCCCGTCACGCTCTCAAACCAACCACGCTTCGCGATGAGGAGGCGCTGACGATCCGCATGCAACTCCGGGATGCGGCGATAGGTGTTCATGAACGTGGCCTTAAACTCTTCCGACTGTTGATCCGTCCACTCCACCCCGTAATCGTCGCGGGCAATGACCTGTGCAGTCCTCGCACTGGCCCCGTACAAGAATCCGAAGTTGACCGGCTTCGACTGTGATCGCTGCTCCTTGGTCGGCGTCGGATTGCCGGTGATGGCCCGTGCGGTCATGGTGTGGGCATCGTCTCCTCGGAGGTACCCAGCGATGCCGTTCTCGTCCTTGGCAAGACAGACCATGATCCGAAACTCGATCTGGCTCAGGTCAGACTCCACCAGCCGCATCCCATGCGGAACGCCGAACAGATCTCGGATCTCTTTATTCCGCGCCACATTGTAGACGTTGGGGTCGCTTGAGGAAGGCCGGGAGGTGTCCGTCGATGTGAGCCAGTGGTTGGGATGGACACGGGAGTCCATACCGACGTGTTTGTCGTAGGCTGTGAGGTAGGTTCCGACCAGCTTGTCCACCTCACGGATCGTCAGCAGATGCTTGAGCGGTGAGCAGCCTTCCCTGATCCACTGCTTGATCACAGCCTTGTCGATCACCGGCGCACCAGTCTTCTCCGATTGACCCAAGACCGGGAGTTTGCGGATCTCGAAGAGATACTGCGCGAGTCCCTTGCCAGACTCGAACTTGGAGGGCACGAACTCTGGGTCCTCCTCCTTCCACGCCTGCACCGCGGCGCGCCGCTTCTCCGCGTACTCGTCGATCTTGCGCTGGCGGTAGTCTTGGCGCACGTACATGCCGTGGCATTGGGCGCGCTGCATGACAAGGGAGAAGGGCCCCTGCACACGGACCACGAGATCGCGCGTCTTGGGTCCAAGGATCGACATGCCCTTCTTGAACAGGGCCAGCGCGTGTACGACATCCTCAGCGTTGTAGCGCGTCAGCAACTCAGGATCCTTCACGAGATGGGGATTGTGGACGAGGTATCGGTACCCGTCCAGCTGTTCCGCCACGAGCTGCTTGAGGGAGGCTTGCTGATACTGCCCCGCCTCGTACCAGATGATGCCCACGTCGTAGACGTTCTGGATACGGGCGGTGTACTCTCCCTCGCGCTCCGCCCACTCGATGTCGTAGGCGATGTTGCTCCCGACGACGTGCTTGTCAGGGTCCTCCAAGAACTTGCGCACCAGCTCCAAGGCCGCGATGAAGTGCGGCTCGCTCTCGTGGACCACCGCGACCTCGATCCCGTCCACGGTGACCGCGAGGCTGGTGATCCGCGCGCCGATCTCCCACGAGCGCCACGTCGACGTCTCGAAGTCCAGTGAGATGAGCGGCTGTTGCATCATGCGCTGCAACGGCTCCATGCCACGCACGATGTGCCAGTTCGCCGCTGGATCGTCATCGCGCGCGATCCGTCCCAACCGCGCCATGTGCTGCTGGAAGACCCCCAACAGATGGGGGTTTCGCAAGATGGCCGATGGGTGATAGATCGAGTAGAACTTCTGCCCTGGGAAGTCTGGATGGTAGCAGACGTTCCCGCGCATGTGGGTGGCCTTGGCCTTGGGGAACAGGGCCTGCATCGCCACCGAACCAACGAGGACCACGATCGGGTATCCTCGAATCTCGTCCAGCACGTACTGTGAGAGGCAGCAAGTCACCGCCTTTGGGTCCGGGGTCTCGTTCTCTGGAGGCCGACAGTGGACGGAGTTGGAGAAGGACCACGGCTCCGGCACGTTCGCCGCTGTCGCTTCCCTCCGCATCATCTCCCCACTCTTTCCTGTGAACCCCTCACCAGTCTCCACCTCAGTCGCCCCTGGGCCCTCCCCGAGCCAAAGAATCTTCCCAGCGCGCAGCGTAGCAGGCACGAAGTTGGTGGGCTTGAGATAGGACATGGGGCAGTTATGGCACCCGCCTGAGACGATCAGCGTCTTCTGCTGAACGCCTTCGATCTGATCAAGCAGTGTCACTTGTCACGCCGCTTGTTCTTTGGAAGTCTGCGAAGCGCGATGCCGTGCATGTCGATGGTCCCATCCGGTGGGTCACCATCCAGCTGATCACCGTATCCAGCTGCCAGCAACTTGTAGTAGATCTCCTTGAACGCACTCTTGGATACCTCAAGGATCACATACGTATGTGTGTGCGTGGACTTCATTCTGGCTCGATCCCGAACTCGCGGTAGAGCGCCGGGAGTCTTCCAGCAGACTCTACGATGGCGATGGTCTCCTCCACCACTCTCCTTCGCTCCGAGAGGACGAGGCACATACGCGTCGCCAGCGCCTCCATCGCCGGAGCTTTCTTCGGGGCCACGTAGGCCAACCGTGGGGCTCCCTTCCCGCGCGGCAGGAGTCCTTGCCAGATCCGATGGACCAGCTTAGGCTCCTGTACCTCTTGGGCGAGAGCTTGGCAGAACGGCGCGAGATCCTTGTCAGCCGCCAGAAATCGATGCATCATGAACGTCGGCGGCGTCCCCTCGTGCTGCTTCTTGTTCCACAGACTGTCGAGCCAGACGAACAGATCAGTGCCACGATTGTCTCTCTGTTCGTCTGGCTTCGCAGCCTGTTTCTTTCGCTCAACCATCCGCTGGCTTTGGAAGTTGACCCTTGGGAGGAGCGATGATTCCATCTTCTGTGAGAAGACTATCACGTGCCGCTACAGCTGCCTCCAGAGAAGCTACCACCGCATCAGCGATAGCTTGAATTCGCTCCTCACCGATATCTACTACACGTCCGAAGGTGCGGATCTCACGCGCGATGCCATTGTAACGATCACGAAACCACTCCTCCTTCGTGATCACCGGATATTTCTTCCCCTTCCGCGGACGCCCCAATGCTGCCCCATATGCAGCTATGAGTCTGGCGCGCAAGGCGTTCGAGTCAGAGGAAATATCCCGATTGAAGGTGACACACTGCCCGAAGTTGATCTTCGTTTTTCCTGGTCTGTCTTGATCAGCTACTGTCACTTCATGAATCACAGCAGCGGCCAAAGTTGGGATGCCACCGCGCTGAAGTGCCTCCAGGACATCTACGTGTCCTTTTCTACCTGTGTGTCCTTGTCTGCGAGCCACGTTGTAACCTCCTCCAAGATCTTCTGCATCGGTTGAACATCGTTGTGTAACAAATACTCCCTTGCTTCCCTTGACAGCATGTCGATATCCCGCTTGGTCTCCTCTGCTGTCAACTCCAACATCTTGCGGCACTGCTTCCAATTTACTGTGAGTTGCCGTGCTGCATCTTTCGGGGTAGCTGGTCGATCCACCGAGGGTGATGTGATTCTGGCAATATCCTTCTTCGCTGCCTTCGATGACTTCCCCGCCTTCGACGATTTCGTTGCCTTCGGAGTCGCAGGAGGTGGAGCCAACTCCCTCTGAATCTCGGAGACCAAGCTAAACACGTCACCCCGAGTCATCTCCGGCCGAACGCGTCGAATAGCCAAGCGGAACACTGAATCCGACTCCTTCGCCAGCTCGTAGAGTGTGCCCCAAGACGGAGGGAGATTGACGCGAGAACTATTTAATGCATTAAAGCGTTCACCAATCCGAGCGAGACACGCTGCCGTCTCTGGAGCGCGTTTCAATTCTTCTTCTGCCCACCCACCAAACGATCCAGGGTTTTTACCTTGACCGCCTTTCCCCCCGATCTTCTCGCGCACCTCGTAGACCGCCTTCGCAGCCTTGAGTACCCCCTCGACGGTGTTATTCCACGCCTCCGTCGCCTTCACCGCTTGCTCTTTAGCGAAGTCGATCACTGGTGGGGTAAGATCTTTCATCCAAGGCTTCTGCAGCGCCATACTCATCAGTCCTCCATCGCCGCTGAACAGGTCGCCAGAAACAATACCGGGGGATCAGGCGTGTATCCGGAATCGTGCACTGCCCGCCCAACCATGTGTCTCAAATACCCGCACCGCGGATGCTCGTCGGGGATGGCCCAGAACAGATCTCGCAGCGCCTGCTGAGGATCGAAGTCCGCGTTCGTGACCAACGAAATAAGCCCCGCCCAATTCTTCTGTACCACGAACTGGTAGATATCTCCCCCTGAAGCCTGCACCGTGTCGATCGCTGGGGGGAGGCTCCCATGGGTCTGTACCGCACGCTGCGCGGAGAACAGCATCCTCCGCATGTCAGGGAAGCGCTCCGCGTATCCGAGCGCGATCATCGGGTCCGCCTTGATGCCCTCTGCCTCCAAGACCGTGAGCAGTACCCTGGCTCGCTCCTTGAGGGGAGGAGCACCCATCGTGATGACCTGACAGCGGCTCTGGATCGCCGGGATGATCTTCCATCCGGAGTTCGCCGTGAGGATGAAGCGGGAGCGATCGGCGTGCGCCTCGATGAGGTTCCGCAATCCGGTCTGTGCGTCGGAGGTCATCGAGTCGGACTCGTCCAGAAAGACGATGTTCCACCGCGCAGCGATCATCGAGGTCACGAAGCTTCCAATCTTGGATCTGACCACGTCGATGCCGCGATCCGTGCTCGCGTTCAGCGTGAGCAGGCGGCAGTCCAGCGCTGCGGCCAGGATGCGCGCGATCGTGGTCTTCCCCGACCCCGGTGGTCCCACCAGCAGTAGGTGAGGCACCTCCCCTTGCGCGATGTAGCTGTCGAACAGCTTACGGGTCTCAGGGTCCAAGGCGAGCTGGTCGAGGGAGGTGGGCCGGTACTTCTCCGTCCACATCACCTCGTTGACCACTGCGCTAGCGGCGGGCACGGTTGTCCTTGTCTTTCTTGACCACGATGTACACCCCAGGGTCCGCCACCCGCACTGCCACCTCTCCCTTCTCAGCGTCCAGCGGTCCGGTGCTCCAGGCCAAGATGTCCGCCTGCTTCAGTCCCTGGTTCTGGAGGACCTGCTTGGCCCCCGCGAGGATCACTCGCTCCAGGCTCGTGACGCTCACGCCTCCTCCTCGACTGTTGCCTTGGCCTTCGGCGCTTTCTTCGCTGCCTTCTTGGTCTCCGCCGCCTTGGCCTTGTCAGCGGAGCGGTGCCGAGGGCTCAGTATGTAGCGATACTCTCCATCCTCCACGACCGCGTTCCCACCCGGACCGGAGAGGTAGAGCACCGCCGCTTCATCGGTCACGCTAGCCAACGCGTCGATGAGGTGTCTCCCGAAGACCAACTCGAAAGGCTCCGTGGCCTTCAGCTCCGGGATGCTCAGCTCCGCCGTATCCCCATGCTCCTCGCCGACCATGATCTTCCCACCCAGCGGGCCGATCTTCAGCGTGACCTCTTCGGCCTTCAGGGCCGAGAACTGCTTCGAGACATCCTTGAGGACACGCGGCGTCAGCGGCACGACATCGGTGCCGATCTTGTCCACCAGCTGATCGACGATCTTGGAGTCCACTCGTGTGGCGATCGTTCTCGGCTGCGCCGTCATGAGACGGGCGCGGAGTCCGCGTACCGGACCAGCGTCGAGGACCAGCTTCTGTTCCGCGTCGATGGTCACGTCCACCTCCCCTGCACTTCCTTCCTCGTCACCGTCGGAGGCGAGCGTGCCCAACTCGACACGAAGCTTGTCGAGATCGGCCAGTCCCACTTCCGTCTCCAGCACCTTCTCCCCGATCGCCGGAGCCACGACCAGCATCAGCTGATCTGGTGTCAGGGCGTTGACCTCCAACCCCGGACCGAAGATCGCCTCTTTGATCTGTCCACCACACTGCACGCGGCGGAGATGCTGCACGAGTGCTGCTCTCTGAATCTTCACCTGACTCCCCCTAGGTTCGATGTTCCGTATGGGTCCACTTGATAGGTACCCGCCTGAGGCCCTATCGATTCGATGATCGCACGGATATTACTCGGCCCCAAGGCCGCTGGGTCATGCTCCCCAAGCAGCCTGATCATGCGGACCTTACTCTCGCCTTGGATGGCGGCCACGGTCCAGTAGATCTTACGCGCCTGCTCCTCAGCATCTGGGTCCAACATCACTACGACCAACGAGGACGGGCTCAAGCGGGCTGCCCACTCCGCCACCCCAGGGACGCTTGTGCCACCAAGCACGGCAGCGGAGAATCCCGCTCTCCTGACCGCCATGCCGTCCATGTGTCCCTCGACGATCACCACTCCAGCCCCTGGGACCCGCGAGGCCCATCCCGTGACTACGCGATGCGGCATGGTGATGAGATACTTCGGCTGCTGTCCTGTGTAGGATCGTCCCACCCAGCCTAGCAACTCTCCCGAGTAGTAGTCTCGTGCCGGAATCACGATACGTCCTTCCAGCCGATGGCCCACCTCCACGCAGACCCGAATCCCGAAGGTATCAGCCTCTGCGGGGGTGACACCGCGCTGCGCGAGATAGAGATGGGCGGAGGGGACATCAAGGACAGCGCGAGACTGGAACTCCGCGGGTGGTCCTTGAGGTGCGCCAGCAGGCCGCTGGCGCTGCGTGACCTGGATCTGATACTGTCGTCCCGTGAGCGACTGAAGGAACTGATCGAGTCGTCCCTTCGCATGACACACCCAACAACTGTAGACTCCCTTGTCTGTGTTCAGCTCCAGCTTCCACTTCGGGCTCCCGCAGTAGATGCAGACCCGAAGCGTGACCTCGTCCTTGATGATCCGGCACTCGTGCCCGGCCATGGTCACGATCGACTGAAGCTCCTCTCGCGTCACGGGGTCAACCCTGCAGCCGGGAGGTGCCCGAGGCGCTGCATGAGCGCGACTGTGTTGGGATGGTCCAGTTCCTGGATCACGCTCAGCTCGCGGTTGATGTAGAGTGCGATCTCTGATCCACGTCCACCAGAGTCCCGTACCTTCAACACCCCGAGACGGCCCTGATGCATCTCCTCCTCCTCAGGCAGCTGGACGAGCGAGAGCAACCCATCCGCGCCACGGACCTTGTTGTAGCTGTCTCCCATGTCCCGGATCGTGAGTCGCCCTTTCTTCTCTGGTCGCCGCACTGCCTGTGAGGCCGAGAGCACGCTGAGATCGAACGCACTGCACAGCGAGCGCGTCTCGTGCGTCAGTCGTCCAAGATCCTCGTATGCGTTCTTGCCTCTGGAGGTCTTGCCCACCGTGAGCAGATCGAGATAGTCCAGGATCAGTATGTCCACCTTGCCGTTCGTGCGGTTGATGCGCTCCACACACCGATGAAGATCCTGCGGCGTCAGTCCGTACGCTGGGAACTCCATCAGTAGGATTTCTCCCGAGGCCAGTCGAAACCAGTGGCGAAGCTTGCGCTTCACCTCATTCTCGTCCCGTGCCATGTCTCCCGGAGCGGCATGGGCGATCTGTCGATAGTATCGTCGGATCTGTGGCCCGAGTCCTAGCTCAAGGGTCACGTGTAGCACACGCTTGCCTCTCAACGCCGCGTTCGCCGCGAAGTTCTGCAACAGCATCGACTTCCCCACCCCGGAGTCCG